CCTCATGAGGAGTGGTGCACCCATGGCGCGTAACACCAACCGGCAGGGCGCCAACTTCGAGCTCCGGGTCATGGCGGACCTGGAAGAACACGGGTACACGTGCCTGCGCTCTTCCGGGTCACGCGGGGCAGTGGACGTGGTAGCGGTCACGGCCACGGACTGGTGGCCGAAGGATGAGAGCGACTGCTCGAACTTGCTCTTCATTCAGTGCAAGATCACCAACCCGGTGATCTCCCCGGCTGAGCGGCTGGCCGTGCAGGACCTGGCCCTGCGGGCCGGAGCGCTCCCCCTGGTGGCCCACTGGGCCAAGCACGAGGACACCGGCCGCGTCGGGGTCAAGTACAGGCAGCTGACGGGCCCCGGGCCCAAGGACTGGGCTCACTGGGTGCCCGGAGAGGACAACTGATGACCGAGATCTTCCGTCACACCGATGGAGACGGAGACCGCCTGCAGATCAGGGTTCACGGTGATCACCTGATCTTCCGTGGGCGGGACAGCGACGGGTACGCCGAGGTCAGCACGTACCGCGAGACCGTGATCCGACTGCACGAAGTTCTCGGCGAGTGGCTGTACCCCAACGTCCAGCCGACCCCCGCACCGATGACGCCCGGCGACGTACGGGCCATGGTGTCCGCTCAGGTCGCCGAGATCATGGCGCTCCACCAGGCGCCCCAGGCGAAGTACGTGGACGTGTCGCCGGAAGCCTGCGCCCACCTCCGCGAGTGCGAGTGCGCGGCCGACCCTGAGCCCAAGGACGTCGGGTTCCCTGAGGACCCCCGGCCGCCACTCCCCATCCGCAACCCGCTCGAGAGCTTCGCCAGGTTCACCGAAGGCTTCAAGGACGCCCTCGCGGCCATCGCAGCATCCATGCCCGAACCCGCCAGGGAGCACCCGCAGCCCACGTGGGACGACGAGCTGTTCGCAGCCGACCCGGTCTACTGCACCTCGTGCGGGCATGTATGGCAGGTGCACTGGAACGAGAAGACCGGGTGCACCGCTCAGATGGGCAAGAGCACCTGCCCGTGCACCCGGGTGCACTCATGAAGCTCGTACCCGCATGGCTGCGGCGTACCCCGGGTGCGAGTACGTATGTGCCCGCACCCGGGCGCAGAGACTGGATCCTGTGGGGTGCACTCGGGTGCGCACTCGTCTCCACAGCTCACGCCGAGTACACCTTGGCGACCGCCGCGCACTTCAACGAGTACGTCGCACTCGCTGTACCCGGTGCGCTTGACCTGTACGTGGTCCGTGCACTCCAGCAGCGCCGGGATGTGTTCGTCGCCGTACTCGCCATGGTCGCGGCCAACGTCGCCTCGCACCTGATCGCAGGCGGTGTACTCCGAGTCGAGTGGCCGGTTATCGCGGCCGTGGGTGCAGTCGCACCCCTGATCGTGTGGCGGGTGTACTCGTTGAAGTACGCCCGTACCCGCCAAGAGCTCCTGTGGGGTCTGGAGGCGGGTACGGGGCCCGAGGACGTACCTGGTACGCAGGTGCAGTACGCGGGTGCGGTGAAGGCGCCCGAGTACGTACCCGAGGAGTGGAGCGCGGCCGAGTACGGCGACCCCGACGCACCTGTCCCGTACCTGCGGGTTGTACCCGCCCCCCAGGACGACGTACTCGAGGCGGGGTACACCGTGCACTCGCCCGAGTGCCCGGACGGGTGCGGGTGCGCCAGTGCACTCGACTACGTACCCGAGGACGCGGGTGCGGTGCACCTGAACCTCGGGGACGACGAGTACCTGCCCGTCGCGTACGAGTACGTCGCCAACGCAGTCAAGCCGACCGTGCGCGGCCTCAAGGACTACGCCAAAGTCGGTCAGGCCCGGGCCGAGAGGCTCCTGAAGTACGTGAAGGAGGAGTCGTGAACGTGACCGCCCCCGAGTACTTCAGCTACGGCGCCCTCTTCATCGGGTTCGCCTGCCTGGTGATCGAACTGGCTGACTGGTACCCGGGCCTGACGGCCCTGCGCAAGCACCCGACCAAGTGGGCTGCCAGCCTCGGATCCTTCCTGTGGACCTGGTGTGTTGGCGCCGTTCTGACGCTCTGCGTGGGTGGCCTGGTGGGCCTGGCCACCGGTTGGTTCATCTGGGGTGCGGGCTGGCTCGGAGATGCCGCCTACGTGGCAGGGCTGGGGGGTCAGCGCCAAGAGGCGTCCCGCATTGCCGACGTGGCCCTGACCCCCGGAGGAATCTTCATGGCCGGTCTCCTGATCTTGGTGACGGTCATCCGGGTCCGGAAGGGCGGCACGAGTCCGTCGAAGATCCGGGGACTGATCTCCGGCATCCTGATGAGCTGCTCGGCCGGGGTTGCGGCGACGGTCGCAGTCCCCCTGGCGTCGGCCGTGAACATCTCGGGCGCCTGGCTGACGGGGGCACTGTGATGGACGCCTACCACCGTCAGTACCTGTTCGCCCTGACCCCGTCCGCATGCAGGGAGTGCGGGGTCCCGGAGCGCGGGCACTACCAGCGATGGCGAGCCGGGATCGGATGGCACTCCTGGACCGTGCCCACAGAACGCCAGATCAAGAACCGGATGCAGATCCGCCGGAGGATCCTGGGGGCCTACCGGTGGAGGTAGACGAGCCGGAGGAGCACTCCGGCTGCGCGGGGGCGGCCGTCATCTCGGCGGCCGTCCTCGGGCTCGCCTGCGGGCTGTGGGCGCTCTCCCCGACCGCGTTCGTCCTCGGCTTGTGGATCGTGGGTTGGGGGGCGATCGTCTGGGCCGCCCGCAAGCCCGTGCCCCCTGCATCTAACCCCGCTCCCCCACCGGTCCCCGAGAGGGGCCCCGAGGAAGAAGTGCAGGTCAGCGCAGTGCGCGACACCAGCCACCCGAACCGCTGGGTGGTGACCCGGCCGAGCGAATGGCTCAGCCGGACCGACAAGGAAGCAGGGACGGAATGACCGAGTACATCTACTGCGAAAAGTGCGGCTGGTGGGTCCCCGCCGGTCACGGCCACTGAGGAGACTGATCATGGCCCGTTCGATCTCGATGGCCCCCGACGCCCCGGTGTACCGGGCTGTCACCACCGTGCCCGGCTGGAGGGGTGAGGGCACCGTCACGAAGTACGAGGGCCCGTACGACAGCCCCGGCGCAGCCAAGGCTCGCGTGACGTTCTGGAGCAACCGCTACCGGCGCGAGGACGGCACCACCCCGGTTACCGGCCGCGTGGAACACGGCGTGGTCGCATGGGGGCTGCTCAGCTGACCCGCATCACCGAGACCCCCTCACTGTCTGTGAGGGGGTCTTTCGTCGTACGCTGATCTCCTGACAGAGGAGGACAGGGACGATGACCCGATCAGGCCCCCAGCTGTACCCCCCGGCATCACAGCAGTACAGGTACCAGGGGCGCTACCCCGGTAACGCAATGGAGTCGAACGTAGGCGTCCTGCACACCACCGAGGGCACGACGCTTCCCGACTACGACGGGGGCGCCTCGGCCCCCAACCTGACTGCCGTGCCGGACCTACTTAACAGGAAACTACGGTGGTTCCAGCACTACGACATCGACCAGTCCTCGCGCGCCCTGGTGAACGCTCCCGGCGGTGTCGAGACGAACACGGCCAACGCCGTGCAGGTCGAACTCGTCGGCACCTGCGACAGCCGCAAGGCTGTCTCGTGGGGCAACCTGCGCGCGGGCGTGGACTACATCTACTGGCCCGCCGCGCCTGACTGGGCCCTGCAGGAGCTCGCCGACTTCGTCCGGTGGTGCAGGGACAACCACGGCATCCGGGCGCAGTCAACGGTGGAGTGGATCCCCTACCCGTCCAGCCGCGACGTCCACCTGTCCGGCGCGCAGTGGAACGCCTACTACGGGTGGCTCGGCCACCAGCACGTCCCCGAAAACGATCATGGGGACCCGGGCAACATAGACTTCGCCCGGGTGCTGGCCTACGTGAACGGCACCGTACCTCCAACGACAGGGACCACCATGCCCGAGAAGCCGAACCGCTCCACCCTCTACCGTGGCGAGAACCTCACCCTTCTGGACGGCGCCCCGCAGACGATCTACTGGACCACTGAATACCCGGACGACGCCAACGGCCACGGCGACGGCGGCAAAACGGTCGCCAACAACGTCACGTACAGCGCGGTGCTCACCCTCGTGCTGACCGGCCTCAAGCGCGAGGAGATCGTTCACGTCTACGCGGCCGAGGAGTACAGCGACGGCACCCCCAAGGGCGACAGCCCCGTCAAGCGCGAGATCTCCGGCCGCGACCTCGGCCAAATGCCCATCAGCGTCTCGGTACCGATGATCGGCACCGCCGGTGACAGGCTCGTCTTCAAGGTCGTCTCCCACCAGGGCTCCGGCACCGTCACGGTTGAGGAAGCGTGGCTGGAGATGCACTCCTGGCCGATGAGCTGACCCCCGCCTGATGGATGAACCCACGATCCCCGAGCTCCTGCGCGACCTGCAGTCCGACGTGTCCCGGATCCTTTCCGAGATGAGCCGTTACGTCACACAGGAGCAGTACGCGGCCAGCCAGAAAGTCGCCGAACTCCAGCTGGCCGCTGTGGCCAAGGAAGTCGCCGACCAGAAGGCCCGTGCCGAGGCGATGAAAACCTGGGTGTGGACGGCTGTGGTGGCCCCTGTCATCGTGGGCATCATCCTTTACCTCGTACTGGGGAAGTCATGAAGGCGCTCCGCTGGTGGCTCGTGGTCATCGCCCTGTCCGTCGCCGTGGCCTACGCCATCGCGTACGGACAGGGCATCGCCGAGCGCCTCGACACCGCCGAGAAAGACCGCACCGCCCTCGCGCAGCAGGTGCGCTCCCTCGGCGGTGTCCCGGTCGCCGGACCCAAGGGCGACACCGGTACGAACGGCAAGGACGGACGCGATGGGGTCGACGGACGGAACGGCACGGACGGATCCCCGGGGCCCGTGGGCCCGAGCGGCCCGCCCGGGACAGACGGGACGGACGGACGGGATGGGGTACAGGGGCCTGTGGGCTCAGTGGGAGTTCCCGGCCCGGCTGGCCCGCCTGGACCGTCAGGCGAACCGGGCCCGACAGGGCCCCAGGGTCCGGCCGGACCGCAAGGTGACCAGGGCGAGCCTGCGCAGGCATGCCCGGCGGGCTACACGGGCGTGCTGGTGACGCTGGCCCAGGACAACAACGACTACTTCCTGTGCAGGAAGGTGAGCTGAGGAGGACGGCATGCCCGCTGAATACGAATGGCTGCGCAAGGACGACGAGACGAGCGTCGCCTATGCGGCGTTCCGCATGTACCTCGACATGGGCGACGATCGGACCATCGCCAAGGTGTGCGAGGGCACCGGCAAGTCGTGGCAGCTCATGACCCGCTGGTCGTCCATGCACAGTTGGGTGGAGCGCGTACGGGCGTTCGACCGGCATCTCAAGGCGGCCGAGACCGATGGTCTGGTCAGCCAGCTGGCCGAGTCCCGGGACAAGAACCTCGCGCTCATGGACAAGCTGCGCGACCACCTGTCCACCCGCCTGAACTACTTCATCCTCAAGAGCGTCGACCCCACCATGCTGTGGACGCAGGCGCTGGTGGCCATGGCCCGTGTGGAGCAGAACAGCCTGCTGATGGCCGAGCGGTCCACCGGGAAGACCTCGGAACAGATCACCCGCGTGGAAGCCCTTGTGGAAACGCTCCAGCGGGAGTTCGCAGGCGGGGCAGACGACCAGTGAAGCCAACCAGGGCGGATCTTCAGGCGATGGATCCTGCGGATCTGACCCGCCTGGAATCCATCCTGGAACAGGCGATTCAGGATCGTCAGGCGGGCAAGGTACCGTGGCGCTGCAACCGGCCGGGATGTGACGGACGTCCGCATCCCGGTAACCCGGGGCCTCACGCCCGCGCCTCCCAACTCGCCCCGGACTGGGAGTGGGACGTTTGGATGGCGCTGGCCGGACGCGGGTTCGGTAAGACGCGCATGGGCGCAGAGTGGTGCATCGAGCAGGCCCGCAAGCACGGTCCCAAGGGGCGCGGCGCGCTGGTCGGGCCGACGGCCGCCGACACCCGCGACATCCTCGTGCAGGGCGAGTCGGGCATCCTCGCTGTGGCCCCCGCCACCTTCCGGCCGATCTACAACCCGTCCAAGCGGCAGCTGACCTACCCCAACGGCGCTATCCAGACGCTCTACTCGGCCGACGAGCCCAACCGCCTGCGCGGCCCCCAGCACCACTACGGCTGGTTCGACGAGATGGCCGCGTGGCGCTACCTGCAAGAGGCCTGGGACATGGCGCAGCTCGGCATGCGCCTGGGCAGCCACCCGCAGATCTGCATCACCACCACGCCCCGGCCGCTGCCCCTGATCAAGCAGCTCGTCAAAGACGAGCGCACCGCGCTCACCAAGGGCACCACGTATGACAACCTGCACAACCTGGCGCCCACCTTTCAGCGCGCGGTCGTGGCCAAGTACGAAGGGACCACCCTCGGCCGCCAAGAGCTCGATGCAGAGGTCCTGGAAGACCTTCCCGGCGCCATGGTCGCCCGGCGCCACATCGACGGCTCGCGCGTCGACATCGCCCCCGAGATGATCGACATCGTCGTAGGCATGGACCCCGCCGGTACCGGCACCGGTGACGAAACCGGTCTCATCGTGGTCGGCCGGGGCGCGGACGGCAAGAGCTACGTCCTGCACGACGGCTCAGAGAAGTTGAGCCCCAACGACGCAGCCGCCCGCGCCTGGGGGCTCATGGAAACCTGGTCCGGCACGCTGCTGATCGTCGAGGACAACGGCGGCAAAGACTGGATCGAATCCGTCCTGCGCGCCGTGTACAAGGAGCGTGAGGGCGCAGCCCACACCGCCCCCCTGCGGCGCGTCAACGCCTCCCAAGGCAAGCGCCTGCGCGCCCAGCCCGTCGCCATGCGCTACGAGCAGGGCCGCGTCTGCCACGTCGGCCAGTTCCCCGACCTCGAGGACCAGCTGACCACCTGGATCCCCGAGGAGGACCCGACCATGTCCCCGGACCGGCTGGACGCCATGGTCCACGCGGTCGCCCACCTCATGAAGAAGTACGACCGGGCCGAGACCCAGTTCCTCTCCCCGCACGCCCTCAAGGGCCGGAACGCCACCGGAGAGCACCCCGCCATCGCCGCACGGCGACGCGCCAATGAACGACGGGCATCATAGGAGCACAATGGAACCGATCACCGTCGCCGTAGCGGCCCTGCTCACCGCCCGTATCACCCGGCTCATCACCCGCGACCGCATCACGCACGCGCTGCGCCGCAAGGTGCTCCTGCGCCTCAATGAGGACGGGCTGCTCGCCTACGTCCTGGTCTGCGACTGGTGCATGTCGTTCTACACGGGCGCCGCCGTAGCAGCCGCAGGCGCCGGATTCGGTCTGTGGTCCTGGCCATGGGCTCCCGTCCTGGCCCTCACGTTCAGCCACGTCACGGGCTGGCTGGCCAGCAAGGAAGGTGAGTGATGGGACTCCTGACCCGTCTGCGGGGCGAGCCCCGGGAGGTCGCAGCCAAGACCATGGTCGCGGCTGCCGTTCCGCTGTCCGGCCCCGGTGTCAAAGCGGTCGCCCGGGCGCGTGCCACGGCCACGACCGACCAGTGGCAGAAAGAGGCCTGGTACTACTTCGACGTCGTGGGAGAGGCACGCGGGCCGCTGGTGTGGATCGCCAACGCCGTGTCCCAGGCCGACGTGTACGCCACCGAGTTGGATGACACCACGGGTACGCCGACCGGGCCCACAGATGATGCACAGGCCCAAGCAGCGGCAGCCAGCGTGCTCGGCGGGCCTGCCAAGCGCCTGGGGCTGCTTCGGCTCATCGCCCTGTGCTGGCAGGTTGCAGGCGAGTGCTGGATCATCGTCCGGCCCTCCCGCCGTGCGGGCGACCCCGATGAATGGCTCGTGCTGTCCGGCAGCAAGATCAAGGCCAAGGGCGACAGCTGGCAGTACACCGACCCGATCACGATGGAGCTGATCACGCTCAACCCGGCCACCGACCGGCTCATCCGCGCGTGGTCCCCGCACCCGGACGACCAGTCCCGGGCCGACAGCGCCATGCGGCCCGCGCTGCCCGTCTGCCGCGAGATCGAAAAGGCCTCGCAGAACATCGCGGCCCGCCTCGACTCCCGCATCGCCACCAACGGTGTCGCCATCCTTGCCGACGAGCTCTCCGCCTCTGGCGAAGACTTCATGGCCTCCCTCATGAACACCGCCGAGCTCGGCCTGCAGAACCCCGGTCAGGCCGCGTCTCAGGTCCCTCTCGCGTTCAACGCGCCCGGCGAGCTCATCGCCAACGGCGGCGCGTTCGCCCACTTCGACCTCAATACCGCGTTCGACGGCACCGTGGTGGAGCTGCGCCAGGACGCCATCAACCGCCTCGGCGCCACCCTCGACATGCCCAACGACGTCGCGCGCGGCACCCAGGGCGAGTCCAACCACTGGTCCGCCTGGCAGGTTGAGGAGTCCACATACAAGATCTACATCGAACCGCTGCTCAAAACGGTCGGCGACATCATCACCGACCACTGGCTGATCCCCGCACTCAAGGCCATGGGCATGGACCCCGGCCGCGCGGAGCGCTTCGAGCTCGGGTGGGATACCACGTCCATCGTTGCCCGGCCGGACGACACCGAGAACCTGCGCGACCTGTACGACAAGATCCTGATCAGTGACGAGTACATGCTGACCGAGAACGGCGTGCCCCTGGACGCCATGCCGGATGTCACCGAGCGCACCAGGCGCCTGCTGGAGAAGATCGTCATTGGCGCTCCCACCCTGCTGGCCGACCCGGCCGTAGCCGAAGCGCTCGGCCTCGACATCGAGGTACAGCCCGTTGCGGCGGGCGTGGACGCCACTGTCAGCTCCGGTGGAGAGCTTGCACCCCCCGAGCCCGCCCCGGTCCCGAACGCGCTGCCCGGTACGCAGGGGCAGGAGCCGCAGGCCGACGCGGTCCCGGACGGTCTCGTCGCGGCGGCCGAGCTCATCGTCTATGACGCCCTGTCACGCGCGGGCGGACGCCTGCTCACCAACCAGAACAGGGGTCAGTTCAAGAACACGCCCCGCCACGAGTTGCACACCGTGATCAACGTCGGACCCTTCGACACGGACGCCCTCTTGGAAGGCTCGTTCCAGTTCACTGATCAGGTGGCCGAGGCCTTCGGGCTCAAACCGGACAGCTTCCGGGAGACGCTTGAGGACTACTGCTCCCGACGTCTGTTCCGCAAGGCTGCACACGATCCGGGGAGTCTGCGCAGCTACCTGTGCCTGGTTGACCGCCGTGGCTGACCTGGGTGAGGACCCGCACCTGCCGCAGCGCCTGCGCGCGCAGACGTTCATCCGGGAGGGCGAGCAGCGCATCGCCCGCAGCTGGTTCGGCAGCGTGACCCGCTTCCTGGACCGCGTGCGCCCGGCCGTCCTGCGCGACGGGGGCGTTGACGCCAGTCGCGTCAGCGACCACGCGGGCTACTGGACCAGCCAGGTCGACAACGAGATCCTCCCCGAGGTCGAAGGGGTCCTGGGGGCCGCCTGGCGCCGTGTCACGGCCGCCGGGGACCCGCCGACCGACCCGTACGTCTCCACCTATCTGAACGCGGCCGGGAACCGCATGAGCAACACCCCCGATGAGGTATACGCCCTCGTGGTGCGTGAGGCTGAACGAGGTATCACCGAGGGTCACTCCCTGGACCGTGTGCGTGACGAAATCCAGGTCATCCTCACTTCCACCGGCACCCCGTACTGGAAGAACAGAGCCATGACCGTTGCCCGCACCGAAACCATGGGCGCAGTCAACGCAGGCATCTACCGGGGCGCGCAGATCGAAGCCGAGCAGCGGGGGGACGTGGCCCCGTTCAAGCAGTGGCTGTCGACCGAGGACATGCGCACCCGCCCCACCCATGTCGCGGCCGACCAGCAGCGCACGCTGCTCTCCGAACCCTTCGTGGTCGGCGGCGCGCGCCTGCTCTTCCCGGGCGACCCGCGCGGCCCTGCGCAGGAAGTGATCAACTGCCGCTGCTCGATGCTGCCCGTAGTGCTGGGTGAGACCATCGATTGGACCGACCGACAGAACGCGAGAGGGACGTCATGACCCCTGACGAATGGCGTATCGCCAACGGCATGCCCGAGCTGCCCCCGTCCGCCGAAGCCATGCTGCAGCTCATGTTGGACGGGCTCATTCAGGTGACCCCCGAGTCACTGTTCGTGATGCTGCTGCTCAACATGGACCGCCTGACCGCACTCGAGGAGGGACCGTGAGCCGTACGTGGTCCGGCGTGCTCGCACGTCTCGGGGTGCCGACCGGCGATAAGCGCATCATCGCGCCCGGCGGGGGCTCCTCGCGCGACCTGCCCCTGCCCCTCCTCTACCAGGCCGCGTCCGGCGACGGCCACGGCGGCAGCGTGGTGGTGGCGCGCATCGAGCAGCTCACCATCGGTGACGGCATGGTCACGGCCGCCGGAAGCCTGCTCGATGCGGCCTACGGCACCGATGTCATCGAGCTGCTCGAGGCCGGGGTCATCGGCCCCTCCGTCGACCTGGACGACGTCGAATACCAGATGGCCGAGGACGGCACGGTGGTCATCACCTCGTGGCGCATCGCAGGCGCGACTCTGGTGGCCATCCCGGCCTTCGAGGGCGTCAACGTAACCCTGGACCCCCTGCCGGTCAGCCCCGTAGACGCGGGACAGGAAGGCGTGGCCATCCCGGCGCCGGAATGGATGTACGCGTCGGCCGCCCCTGCGCCCCTGCCTCCCGAGGCCTGGTTCGAGCGGCCCGACCTTGACCAGCTGACCCCCATCACGGTCAGCGACACGGGCCGCGTGTTCGGTCACATCGCCGGATGGTCCACCTGCCACGTGGGGCTCCCGGGCTGCGTCACACCGCCGTTCAGCGCCTCGGGCTACGCCTACTTCCACGTCGCCGAGCAGATGACCGCCGAAGGCGCTGTGCTGCCCGTGGGGACGCTCGTGGCCGGTCCCCGGCATGCGGACCCGCAGCTGGCCTTCCAGGCCGCTCAGCAGCACTATGACGACCCTGCTGCGGCTGTGGCGCGCGTGGTGGCCGGAGAAGACGAGTTCGGCATCTGGGTAGCGGGCTGGGTGCTGCCCTCGGCTTATCCACAGGCTGTGGATATCTTTATGGCCAGCCCGGTATCCGGTGACTGGCGTCGTGTCGGCGGCAGTCTGGAACTGGTCGCGGTGTGCTCTGTCAATACCCCGGGCTTCCCCGTTCCGAGGGCGCGGGTGGCCTTCGCTTCCCAGGCGGGTACCGAGGGGGCTCAGCGGACGCTGATCGCAGCTGGCACGCAGCCGGTCAAGGGTGAGTACGAGATCGACCCGACGGTCAGCATGGTGCGGCCGCTGGAAGAGGTGGCCCGGGCCCGGTGGGCGTGGGCGAACAGGGATGGAGTCTGATCACGATGGGTTGCAACTGCGGGGGCAAGAAACAGAACGTCGACTACGTGGTGACGTTCAAGCACGACGGGTCTCAGGTCACTGTGGGTAGCCTCGCAGAGGTCCGAATGCAGCTCGCCAAGAGCGCCAAGGGCGGAACCTACCGCTCGGTGCCTAAGTCCGGGTAGCTGTCTGACCTGCATTTAGACGGCTCCTAGACGGGTAAGACAGCTATCCCGGTTAACGCCATAGTGCTCTCTACACGAGGGGCGTTTAACCGAAGTAGCTGTCTTACCCGTCTAGGCACTGCCTGTTGCTACCCCGTCACTCTCTGCACTGTTCACGGAGAGTGAGGGTTGACCGATGTCGTACCCTGTGATCAGCCGTGGTTGCTGAGCTGTGAGCCGGACCGCAGGCGACGTGAACGCACCCGTCCCTGCCGTTCGAGAGGAGCAGTCCCATGGCAGACGACATCACCCCCGAGACCCCCGAGGTCTTCAACCCCGCCGCCCTGGACGACGCAGCCCTTGCCGCTGAGTTCGCCCGCATCGCCGAGCGCGGCCGTGAGCTCGCAGGCAGGGCTGAGTTCGCTGCAGGTGAGGCCGAGGAGCTCGCAGTCCTCGCTGAGCGCGCACCGCTCGTGCAGGCGGAGCAGCAGGCGCGCATCGACCGCGCCAACGCCCAGCAGTCTCAGCGCGACGTCTTCGCCAGCCTCGGCGACCTCCCCACGATCCCGGCTGCGCAGCCCGTTGCCCCCGTGGCGGCCCCCGAGGCCCCCTCTGAGGTCCCTGCAGCCGTCCAGGTCCCCTCGGTGTCCCAGATGGCCTCCCAGGCCCCTGTGACTCCGCCTGCGGGCTCTGTGGCGCAGACCGGCATCCGTGCCACCCTCGCCCCGCACACCGCCTCCCTGCTCCAGCGCGGCGTAGGCACCGAGTTCTCCGGCCTCACCGAGATCTCCGAGGCCATGATCCGCTCGGGTCAGATGCTCGGTGCGCAGGGGTCGGGCCGCTACGGCATGGCGCAGTTCACCCGCACCCGCGATGCCGACCTGGTCATCGACCCGCGTGACTCGGGCAACGAGACGATGCGCAAGATCCGCAAGGCGCGCAACGAGTTCAACCTCTCCGGCGGCACGCTGCGTGACACATGGATGCGCGGTATCGAGAGGGGCGGAAGCCTCACGGCCGCAGCTGGCTGGTGCGCCCCGTCCATGAACGACTACGACCTGTGCACCAACTGGGCTGCGGGCGTCGGCATCCTGGACCTCCCCACGGTCACGGCGACGCGCGGCGGCATCAACTACACCGACGACCCCGACTTCCCGACGATCTACGCCAACGCGGTCGCGGCCGGGGGCGGCTCCAACCTCCTCACCGAGGCCCAGGTCATCGCCGACACGGCCAAGACCTGCTCCGTGATCCCCTGCCCGACCTTCGAAGACCGGCGCCTGGACGTGGGCGCGCTCTGCATCCGCGTGAGCTTCCTGCAGGCGGCGGGCTACCCCGAAGTCGTCAACGCCTGGACCGACGGTCTCCTCGCCTCCCACGAGCAGGAGATCAACCGCAACATCATCGCGCAGATCCTCACGCGCGCCGGGGCCGCGACTGTCTTCACGCACCCCGACCCCGACCCGGCGGGCGGACCGGGCGACTCGTTCACGAGCTCCGTGCTCGCGGCTGTCGAGCTCGCGCGCGAAGACCTGATGTACCGGTTCATGCTGCCGCGCAACTCCACCATCGAAGTCGTGCTGCCCTTCTGGGTGCTCGCTCAGATCCGCGCGGACCTCTCCCGCCGCAACGGCGTCAACCTGCTCAGCGTCTCGGACGCGGAGATCGCGAGCATGTTCAGCCTGCGCGGCGCGCGCGTTCAGTTCGTGCGCGGCTGGCAGGACGGTCTGATCACCGGCGGTGCGCTCGCGGCTGGCTTCCCCGGCGGCGACGCGGCGACTCCGTTCATGACCGCGCTGCCGACCTCGGTCGACTTCCTGGCCTGGCCTGCGGGCTCGGTCGTGCTGGCCCGTCAGGACGTGGTCACGCTGACCAACGTGTACGACGCTGCCAGCCTGGCGACGAACCAGTACACGAGCCTGTTCGCCGAGGAGGGCTACGCGCCGCTCTTCCCGTGCCCGGGCCAGCGCCTGTACACGGTGGCCGGTTGCGTCGGCGGCATCACCGGTTCGAACAGCATCAACTGCTTCGACGAGACCCCGTAGCACCCTCCCCTGAACAGCCCCGGCCCGCTCGTCGTCCCTGTGGCGGGCCGGGGCCCTCAGACCGAAGGGAGGGACTATGGGAAAGATCATCACTAACCGTCAGCTGATCGCGTCACCGCAACCGGCTGCGCTGCGTTACGGCCTGTTCCGGGCGGCAGCCGCGATGCCGCAGATGGACACGCGCATCATCGGCTCGGGCCTGCAGTTCATCGTCGATCACTGCGAGCCTGCGGTGACGTACGACCAGACCTGCGCGGCCAACCCGGTCAAGCCGATCACCGAAGGCTCGGAGATCATGGGGGCCGACCCCTTCTGGGTCATCGCGCGCAAGCGCTGCGGCTCGGTCGGCCGCACCCCTACCGAGATGCTGGACGCGGCCCGTCAGCAGCTGTACACGGGCGCGCAGACGGTAGTCGAGTCGGTGCTGTGGGACGGAGGCGGTCTCGCGGCTGCCGACCCCACCCTGACGGGCGCTGGAGCCACGATCGTGACCCCGGTGGCCCCCGGTGCCGGAACGGCCATCGCAGCGCTCGAGGAAGCCTTCTACAGCGCCAACGGGTACGTCGGCACGATCCACGTCAACACGACCGCCTACGCGGCTGCGGCGTACGCGGATCTGGTCGAATCCACGGGCAACGCAGGCGTCCTGAAGACCCCCCTGGGCACCGTCTGGAGCTTCGGCGCCGGGTATGGGCTCACGGGGCCTGCCGATGTCGCTCCGGCCGCCGGGTTCGCCTGGGCGTTCATGACCGGCCCGACTACGGTGTGGCGATCCGGCGTCCTGCCGCAGCCCGACCCGCGCCAGACCCTGGACCGCACTCTGAACCAGTGGGACGTAGTGGCCGAGGAGGTCTTCGCGGCGACGTGGGACTGCCCCAACGTGTTCGCCGTTCAGATTCCCGTGGCCGCTCCCGCTACCACGACCGCACCGGCGGTGCCGTAGTGATCGACGACTGGACCACCGTGGTTCCCGCCCGCGAGGATATTGCCGCGACCGCGCGGCAGCTCCTCGCGCTCGCGCGCTCCCCGCACGACGTGCGCACGAGCGCAGGCGGGAGCGAGTTCCGGGTGCCTCCCTACCTGGCTGACCTCTACAACGCCCCCGAGGGCGACCCGTTCGACCCGCCCGAGGCCAAGCCCCGGCGCCGCACCAAGAAGGAAGGTGACGAGTAATGGCAACGAAGTGCGCATCACTGACCCGGGGCAAGATGATCCGGATCACCAAGCTGGACACCTGCGGCAACGTGGTAACGGGCGCAGCGTCCACGCTGGTGGCCAAGGCGTTCATCTCGGCGACGATCACCCCGAACTACCTTGACCCCGAGGAGATCACCCAGGCCGATGCCAACGGTGACCTCTGCATCGACGACCGCTCGCCGGTTGCGCTGCGCTGGGTGGACATCGAGCTGAACGTCTGCACCATGGACCCCGACATGATCAACCTGATCACGGGTGACCCGATCGTTCTGGACGACGCGACCCCGACCCCGAACAAGGTGGGCTTCCGCCTTGACACGGCGCTGGACGGCTCGGCGAACTTCGGGCTGGAGATCTGGTCCGGTGTCTCTGGGTCGGCCTGTGCGGTCGGCGGGTTCACCCCGTACGGCTACTGGCTGTTCCCGTGGGTCAAGGACGCTCAGTGGAACGAGTGGACCATCGAGAACGGGACGCTCACGTTCACCTGGACGCTGCGCGCGGTGATCGGTTCCGGATGGGGTGTCGGCCCGTACCTGAACGTCCGCCGCGACGCGACGGTCCCCGCCACGCTCGAGGCGCTGCTGACCCCCATCGGGCCGACGCAGGTCATGCACTTCGAGATCTCTACCGCCCCGCTGCCCACGCCCGCCTGTGGCGCGGTCGCGCTGCCGTAGCCTGATACGGGAGGCCCGGTCGCTCCGCATCGACCGGGCCTCTACGGGGACGTCATGTACCGCCCTCATTGAAGGAGTGATCATGCCGTCCATCGATTGTGACTGGAAGACCGTCGCTGACTGGGAGACGCTGACAGCTCAGGATCCGGGGGTCTTCGACCACCTGATCTCCCAGAGTGGGGGAACGTACGTGCGCATCTGCCTTGACGGAACCGTCTGGCTCAATGCCACGCTGGTGGACACCTTCCTGCAAGTGCCGTAAGGAGCAGGCGTGGCGCTCGCGCAGTACACCGAGTCGTACTGGTACCCCGATGAGACGTTCGCGGTCGGGGTGGCCTACCACGTCTTTCCCCGGCTCTCGAACGTCCACGCACCGCTGTTCCAGGATCAGGCCGGGACGATCCCGCTTCCCAACCCGGGTGTCACGGGCGCAGGCGGGGTCGTCTCGTTCTACGTGGACACCGGGGACTACTGGCTCCACATCAACGGCCAGAGCTTCGGGCTGATCGTGGATCTCGACCCGGATCTGACGCATGTCTGGCCTGCATCGTTCCGGTGGGTTCAAAGTGCTCCGGCCGCAGTCTGGACGATCGCCCATGAGCTGAATGCGTTCCCGATAGTCGATGTCCTGGACACTGTCAACAACCAGCTGTTCGGTGAGGTGGACTACGTGGACGCGGACAACCTGACGATCACATTCAGCGTGCCTGTGGCTGGCACCGCGTACCTGAGGAGGTAGGCCATGGCTGGCATCCAGTTCGGTCAGCAGATCGACATGAACGCCAACAAGATCACCGAGTTGGCTGCGGGCACCAATCCGACCGACGCGGTGAACCTCTCGCAGCTCACAGCCTTCGCGGACGGCTTCACCACCACCATCGGCGACGGCACCAACAGTACGTTCACGATCACGCACAACCTGGCCCTGGCCAACAAGGACGACTACGTGATCCGCGTGGCGGAGATCGCCACGGGCGCGGGCGTCCTGGTGGAGGACGCGTCCATCGGCGTGAACAGCCTGAGCGTCACGTTCGGGTTCGTCCCTGCCCTGAACACGTACCGCGTCGCGGTTCTCCCGGTGCGCTGATGCCACGCCGATTCGCGTCCCTGGCGCGTCTCCTCAGCCTCACCACCACGCCCGCGAGCCCGGGCGCGGGAGACATGTGGTTTCGCAGCGACCTGGGCTCCTTCCGGGGCTCGGACGGCAGCGCCGGTCTGGCCCTCACCGTCGGCCCTGAGGGCAACGTGCCCGTCATCCGGCCCACCGCCTGGCACAACTGGGGCTACGGCAACGCGGCCGCCATCAACATCCCCGACGCCCGCCTGTTCTGCATGCCCTTCTGGCCCGGGCGCATCTGCACCCTGACCGGGGTCGCAACCAACGTCACCACCGCCCTTGCGAGCAGCCTGCTGCGCTACGGGATCTACACGTCCTCGGACGGCGTACTGCCCACGAACCTGCTCGCCGACTACGGCACGGTGACATCGGCCAGCACCGGCATCAGGTCCATCACAGGCCTGAACACGCGCGTGCGCCCCGTACTGCACTACCTGGTAGTCGTCCGCCAGTTCGCCGGGGGCACCTTGTCGGTGTCGAGCCGCTCGGCGTGGGACCCGATCGTCTCGGACACCTCCCCCACCATCGCGGCCAACACGAACGCTTACTTCTACGATGGGATCACCGGGGCGCTGCCTGCGACACTCGGTACACCGGACGGCACTGACCAGGGCCCCTGCCCCGTCGTGCAGCTCACGTAAGGATGTGATTCATGCCCGTCATCGAGCCTGCGCCGCTCGCTCCCGTCGCGCCTGCGGGTCCGTGTGACTGGCCCCTGGACACCACGTGCTGCGCAGAGTGGTCCACGTTCAGTCCGGCCGTGCAGGCTGCGGCGACCGCGTGGGCCACGCAGATCCTGGACGCGCTGACCGGCCACCGGTTCGCGCAGTGCGCCGTGAACTTCAGGCCGTGCGGCCCCCGCTGCGGCTTGTCTTTCGGTTACCTGACGTGGCCGGTGGGCGCCCCGGCCAACGGCGGCGGCATGCCATGGATGATCCCCTGGATCGACGACGGCATCTGGCGCAACTGCGGGTGCGCGGGTCCGTGCTCCTGCCGGGCAACGTGCGAGGTGCCTTTCCCGACACCCGTTGCCGACGTGGTGGAGGTTCGGGTGGACGGGATCGTCCTGGACCCCTCCGCGTACCGCCTGGACTCCTACCGGGGCGTCCCCACGCTCGTGCGCACGGACGGTGAGTGCTGGCCGGAGTGCCAGGACATGGACGCGGGACCGGAAGAGGCCGGGGCGTTCACGATCGTCTATCAGCCGGGGGAGGCGCTGCCTCTGGCGGGGCGGATCGCGGCGGGCAAGATGGCCTGCGAGTTCGCGAAGGCCTGCGCGGGCCAGGACTGCGCGCTGCCTGCGCAGCTGTCCTCCCTGACGCGCAACGGTGTGCAGCTTGAGGTGGTGGACCCGTCCAGCCTGCTGGAGAACGGCCTGACAGGCATCTCGGACGTGGACCTGTGGGTTCGGGCGGTCAACCCGTTCCGGCGCACGCAGCCGTCGCGCGTGTACTCCGCTGACCTCTCGGGACCGAGGTACAACCTGTGACGAACGCGATCACGCTGGCTCAAGAGCTGCTGGCCTGTCTTCAGACGGCCCTCCTCGCTGGCCCGAACCCGCCCCCGGCCAACAAGATCATGCTGCGGGCGGGCGGAGAGGTCACGCCCCTGCTCAGCACAACCACAGACGAGTGCTGCACCGGACTGGGCTGGGTACGTATTCAGTCACTCTCCGGAGTCAAGCAGCTCGGCGATGCCGACGCGGTCTCCGGCTGCTTCGCGCAGGAGCGCACCCTCACGCTCGAGCTCGGCGTGGCCAGGTGCGCTCCGGTCGGCGACGTCTCCACCATCCCGGGTGAGGATGAGTGGACGGCCGTGGCGCTCCAGCTGGACGCAGACATGGGCGCCATGGAGCAGGCCGTCTGCTGCGCGTTCGGCGACCTCGACACCGACCCCCCGAGCCCCGCCATCGAGGTGGCCGTAGGCTCCTATCAGCCGTTCGGCGTGGACGGCAACTGCATCGGCGGCACGATGACCGTGGCCCTTCGCCTCGACACGTGCTGCGCCTGAGGAGGAGCCATGGCCAAGAGGGCAGTCAAGACAGTGCGCGTCCGGGCGCTGGTCTCGTTCGATCTGGTGGAGGTCGGCGACGAAGCCGACCTCGAGCTTGACGAGCGCGTGCAGGGGTGGATCAACGCGGGCGTGGCGGAGGTGGTGGACGGTGGGGCGGATCCGGCTGGACCGAGCGGCGCTGAACCGGACGATGACGAACGCGTCCAGGCGCGAGCTGACGGAAGCCTCCCGACAGGTCGTGAACCGGGCTCGAGTTTTGGCGCCGGTCCGTACGGGGCGTCTGCGTAGCTCCATCCGGGCAGAGCCCCCTCGCATCTTCTCGCTGCGAGGGGTCTGCAAAGTCGGCAGCGACCTCGAGTACGCGGGGTTTGTCAACGACGGTACCGCGCCGCACGACATCCGGCCCCGTTCAAAGCAGGTGCTCAAGTTCACGGTAGGCGGCCGCACGGTGTTCGCCAAGGTGGTCCACCACCCGGGCACGCGGGCCAACCCGTTCCTGGACCGGGCGCTGCGCGAGGTGGCAGCCCAGCGCGGCTACCGCTTCCGATCAGACGGGTCCTAGACTCGTGTCCATGGACGACACCAAGCAGTACACGATCCAGGTCAAGGGGAAGGCGTACAAGTTCACGCCGATCCCCGACTCGGACATCGAGAAGATCATGATGCTCATGAACATGAACGCTTCGCCGTTCAAGATCGTGAAGGGATTGACGTACGTCCTCAAGGACTCGTCGGGTGAGGACCAGTGGGACGAAATCACCGACCGGATGATCACAGGGGAACTGGGCATCCGGGACATCACGGTGGAGATCTTCGACAAGCTGGTCAAGCGGCAGCGCAAGGACCAGCCCGCCCCGGCCGATGACGCTGAGTAATCCAGCGCTCTCCCGCGCGCGGGTGCGCGTGAGCGTCTGCGGGCTCGCGTACACGATTCCCTGGCAGCCCGCTGGAGCATGGATCGATCAGGTCGACAACCTGTCCACACTGGCGTCCCGGTTCGCGGCCCCCGAGATCCGCGACCGCCTTGCCGATCGCCTGTGGCACTACCCCGAGACGGCCGCCGAGCTGCGTGCCGAGTCGCTTCGTCTGGTGAGCGAAGCGACCGGCCGCAGGTGGTGGGAGGCGGTCCGGCTGATGAAGACGTCGGTGCAGCACGAGATGCTGGGGCGTCTCGTGCTCGCGGGCGTGGACCCGTGGGAGCGGTCGATCGGCGAGTGGTGCGCAGCGACGTACGCCACGTGCGTCAAGGGAGCGGACCAGAAAGAGCGGCTGAAGTTCGATTTCCGCATGTCAGTGCCCCCTGTGGGTCACGAGGATGCGTGGGATGATGACGGGGATGATCCCGCCGCCATCGAAGCCTCGCTGGCCGGTCTGTTCGGAACGAATTGAGGAGGGGCTGTGGCATCAGAGGCCGAAGTTGACCTGATCATCTCTACGGCGAATGCCCTGCCACAGCTCGAGCGGGACCTGCGCGCCATCGTGGACCGGGCCGAAGCCGATGCCGATGCGGTTGAGCTGCAGGCCCTGCTCGATGCAGACGACACCCTCGCGCAGCTGATCACTGACCTGGACGCGGTCATTCAGGATGCCGAGCTCGCGGCCGACCCGATCCAGCTGGAAGCGCGACTGGACGATGCCCAGTCCCTGAACGAGATTCAGGACGACCTGCGCGCGCTCATCCAAGAGGCCGAGTTCGCGGCGCAGGAGATCGAACTTCAGGCCGCGATCGACGCGGACATCGCCGAGCTCGATGCGGAGCTCGCAGCTCTGGTGGCCGAGCTCGAGGCCACGGCCCCCGACATCGAGATCGAAGTAGACATCGACCGAGACGGCCGTGGTGCAGCCTCGGGCGCGCGCCTGGGCAAGGTGCTGAGCGGGCTCTCGAGCCCCCTGGCGCTGGTCGGCAAGGGGTTCGGCGGTCTGTCGGCCGCAACGTCGGTTCTGCCCGTTCTGGCGGGCGTCACGGCAGCCCTCCAGCAGCTGGCCCCGGCCGCCGCTGTGGCCGTCCCCGCCCTGATCTCGCTGCAGCTGGCCACGCAGACCGTCAAGCTCGGCATGATCGGTGTCGGCGAGGCGGTGAAGACCGCGTTCGACCCCGAGGCCAAGCCCGAGGACCTCGAGAAGGCAATGAAGGGGCTGGCCCCGGCCGCCCGGGAGTTCGTCATCGAGCTGCAGGGGATGAAGAGCCAGTTCAAGGAGCTGCAGCAGGGTGTGCAGCAGAACCTGTTCCAGGGCCTGGCGCAGGAGCTTAAGGGGCTTGGGGCAAGCGTCCTACCCCTTGTCTCCAACGCGATGAAGAACACGGCTTCCACGCTGAACCAGATGGCCAAGGGCGCCTCGCAGGCAGCGCAGCAGCTGGCCAAGGACGGCACCCTCGGCAAGGCTCTCGCGGGGGCGAACCTCGGGCTGACCAACCTGACCAAAATCCCCGGCCAGATCGTTACCGGGCTCGGCCAGATCGGCGCTGCTGCGGCTCCCGCGTTCGACCGGATCACCCAGGGCGTAGGCGATCTGGCGACGAAGATCTCTGACCGGCTGTCCAACGCGTTCAAGTCGGGCGCGCTCGAGAACGCGATCAACTCGGCGATCGACGCGTTCACCCAACTGGGCCGTGCCGTGGGCAACATCTTTACCGGCATCGGCAACATCATGAAGACCTTCCAGCAGAACGGGGAGGGGGTCTTCGGCACGCTGGAGAAGGTGACGAAGGCTTTCGCCGACGTCACGGCGACCAAGGGATTTCAGGACGCGCTGTCCGCCCTGTCGCAGACCATGAGCGTCGTCGTCTCCACCGTCCTGCCGCTGATCTCGCAGGCCCTGCAGGCCCTCGGCCCGGTCTTCCAGACCCTGGGTCCGCCGGTCCAGGAGCTGGTCAAGGTGCTCGGTGACGGACTGTCACAGGTGATCAAGGCGCTAGGCCCCGTACTGGTGTCCCTCGCTGCGGCTTTCGCCAAACTTGTCCCGGTTGTGACCCCTTTCATCACGCTGGCCGCGCAGCTCATCTCCTCGCTGCTCCCCGCCCTGATCCCCCTGTTCGACTCGCTCGGTCAGGTCTTCACCCAGCTGGTCCCCTTCGCGCAGCAGCTCGCGGCCAACCTGGCAGCCCAACTGCTCCCGGTCTTCAACACGCTGGCCACAACCGTGCTCCCCGCGCTCCTGCCCCCGCTGGTGGAGCTGACGACCAAGCTCCTCCCCATCCTGACCAAGATCGTCGTGGCCATGGCGCCCACGCTGGCCAAGCTCGGTGAGACCTTCGCCGCGCTGCTGGTGGCGATCACTCCCGTGCTGGTCGAACTGACGAATCTGACGATCAAGCTGGTCGACGATCTCATGCCGATCATCGAACCCCTGATCGCGCTGCTCCTGCGCTTCGTCACCGGCGCCCTGAACGTCCTGGTGGCGCAGCTGAACGGCGTGGTCATCCCCGCGCTGAACATCCTCGTGGATCTGCTGCGCGGCGACTTCTCCTCGGCGTTCGAGGGGGCCAAGACGCTCGTCGCCAACATCTGGAACAAGATCGTCGAGCTCACGAGCATCTTCGTCCGGTCCATCGGCGAGAAGCTCCTCTCGCTGGTCGGCCTGACGACTGACCGCGTGCGCGAGATCCGGGACCGGGCCGTCCAGGGCTTCAACGAGATGGTCGACCGGGCCTCGGCCGAGGTCGGCAAGCTGCCCGGCCGCATCACCAGCGCGCTCGGCGACCTCGGCCACCTTCTGTTCGGCGCAGGCGCAGACGTGGTGCGCGGGTTCATCGAAGGTCTCTCCTCGCAGCTCGGCCGCCTCAAGGACAAGGCCGGAGAGATCGCCGCAGCGGTCACCAACCCGGTCGGCTTCCTTCTCGACATGCACTCGCCCTCGCGCGTCATGCGCGAGATGGGGCGCAACACTCTCGAGGGCTACATCCTCGGCCTGGACGATAAGCTGCCCGAGATCCGGTCCACCCTCGGCGGACTGCTCCCCTCGGGCATGAGCGGCGGTCCCGCCGGATCGCTGGGCGGAGGTGGAGCACTCTCGGTGCCCGCTCACCAGGCCAAGGCGCCCACCATTCAGATCTTCCTCGGCAACGAGCTGATCGACAGCCACATCGACACCCGCTTCTCGCTCCACAACCGGACGAACGCCAGGCTCATGACTCAGGGGGTACGGCGCTGATGGCCGACGGAGTGATCTTCCTTACCGCCGACTTCGGTCCGCAGGCCGGGGTCCAGACGACCGCGACGATCAGCCGGGGGCCCACCTCCTCCGGCCCGTGGGTGGACCTGGACACCGTGGACCTCCTCAACGAGGTCGGCATCTACAACGACACCTCGGTGCCCCTCGACACGGTGGTCTGGTACCGATGGATGGGTCAGCCGGGCGACCGCAACATCGTGCAGGGCCCGTACATCGAGGTCTCGGACGGCACCGTCCTGCTCAAAGACCCGCTGCGCCCATGGGCCAACCTGTCCGTTGACTTCTGCGACACCGCGACCACGGCCATGCAGTTGCTCTGCGACCCGGACGGGCCGCGCCTGGTGTGGATCGGGTTCGGCGACGAAGTCCGCCGAGCCGACGCGCACCTGTTCGACATCTACCAGTCGGAGACCCCAGCCGACCTGTACGGCCGCCGCAAGCGGCTGGACGGCTCGTTCCAGGTGCTGGCCAAGACCCTCGAGGCGTCCGACGCCATGCACGCGCTGCTCACAGCCGGTGGGCCGATCCAGATCCAGATGCCTACGGTGTACGGGTTCCCGGACGCATTCGTCCAGCCGGGCGATGTCACCCGTGCGTACCTCGGCGGGCAGCGCGACCAGCGCATGCCGTTCCGGGTGTGGTCCATGCCGTTCACCGTCGTAGAGCGGCCGCTCGGCCCGCAGCAGGGCACCGACACGGCCAACTGGTGCGCCTTGCAGGAACAGTTCGCCACCTATCAGGATCTGACCAATGCAGGCCTGACGTGGGCGCAGGTGGCGAACGGCTCGGCCGTCTCGCCGGACGACGGTTACGGCCTGGGCCCGTATGGGTCAGGCCCCTACGGCGACGGAGGATAACATCATGGCTTACAACGCACCGATCCCGATCGGCACCGACCCCTGGGGCACGCTGCTGAACGACACCCTGTTTGAGCTGCACCGCACGGTGGAGACGAACCCGGTCGACCACGGCATGATTGCCTGGACGTGCGACCCCTACGCCAACTCGGGTTCATCAACGATCACTACGGGTACCCCGTTCATGTCGAAGATCTGGATCCGGGAGCCGGTGACGCTCAGCTCTATCGGCATCTCCATCACGACCGCAGGCGTCGCCCTGACGGTCGGGCAGAACTTCGTCGGCATCTACAACGCGGCTGGCACCCGCATCGCGCAGAGCGCGGACCAGACGGCCGCATGGGCGGGTACGGGCTACGTGCAGGCCGCGATGACGGCCCCGGTGGCCGTGACGCCCGGCGCCTACTTCCTGACGCTGCTCTCCAACGGCACCACGTCCCCGAACCTCGCGCGCGGTGCGGTCGCTGGCTCGGGTGCGGGCACGATCAACTTCGGCCTGACTGCGACCACCGGCCGGTTCGCCACCGGCCCGGCCGCGCAGACCTCGCTGCCTGCATCCATCACCATGGCCTCGCGCACCCTGTCGGCCATCTCCATGTGGTCGGTCGTGGGCTGATGCTGACGTCCTCGGCTCTGTACAAGCAGGCGATCCACGCCCCGAACCAGCAGGGCGTGTTCCAGGCCGACTTGTATGACGGCCCCGGGGGCACCGTCATTGCCCGGGACGTCCCGGTCTTCAGCGGCAGCATCTCGGCGAACCTGACGCACCGCGTGACGCGGACCGGGACGTTTACGCTCGGCGGGGAGTGGTGGCCGAGCACGGATCCGGCAGCCCCGCTCACCCCGTACCGCACGGTGGTCAACATCCGGGCGGGCATCCGGTACGGCGACGGGTCCCGGGAGATCTTCGACGTCATCACGGGCCGTGTCGGAGAGATCACCCGCAACGATGACGGCTCGGTCACCGCGCGCGTGGACGATCTCGCGGCCGACGTCCTGGGGGTGGAGTTCGAGCAGCCCCGCAACTCGGAGAACGTCTCTGTGGTCAGCCAGATCCGGCGCCTGATCTCCGAGGCACTACCCGAGGCCACGTTCGGCACCGATGATGTCACCGACGCGGCCACCCCGGTGCTCACGTGGGACACCGACCGGGGCAAGGCGCTGGACGATCTCGCCAACGCGATCGGCGGTCGCTGGTACGCGCTCGGCAACGGAGACTTCGTCGTTCGGGAATACCCCTACGACGTCGGCACGGTCGTCCAGACCGTCCAGGACGGCAAGGGCGGGTTGCTGGTGTCGGGCGCTCCGTCGATCACGCGGGACGGGGCCGCCAACTCGGTCACCGTGTTCGTCGAACGCTTCGACGGGGGCGCTCCGTTCACGGTGACCGCCCGGGACAACTCGCCGACGTCGCCGACCCGGTGGGGCGGCCCGTTCGGCAGGGTCACCAAGGTGATCAAGGTGCAGACCCCCCTGACAATCGGGCAGGCGCAGACGCTCGCGCGCGCGGAGCTGAACGCGGCCACGGCCCTGTCGTCCAGCTGGACAGTGGCCATGGTGCCGGACTACACCCTCGAGCCAGGCGACACGGTGCGCCTGATCTCGCGGGGCGAGAACCAGGTGCAGTTGATCGACTCCATCACGTACCCGCTGGGACCTGGCACGATGACTCTGTCAACGCGCGCGTACGTGCGCATGCAGGCGACGCTCAGTTAAGGGGACGACATGGATGTGACCGAGTGCCTCGAGCTGCCGTACCCGCAGTGTGATCCGCCCCTGACCAAGGACGCGTCCGACATCGCCCAGCTGCGGGACCTGGCGTTCGCCACGGACGCGGCGGTGCAGGAGCTGTCGGATGAGATCACCGACACCCTGACGGCCCCTGATTCCGTGTTTATGGAGGGTGGGCAGAACGCCGCAGGCAACGACATCATCCATTTCCTGAACGGCTTCGTCCGGTTCGACACGGCTGGCATGGCCGACACGGTCTCGGACCAGATCATCATCCAACAGGACGGCTGGTACATCATCGGCGGCACCGCCCTGATGACCACGGCGGCCGGATCCAGCAACGGCATGCGGGTTGAGCCGCTCCTCAACGGCTCCCCGTTCACCTCCCGGCAGGGCCCCGGCTGGTCGCTGGTCAATGAGGAAGTCAACTGGACCGACGTGGCGTTCTTCCGCGCCGGAGATCAGCTGCACCTGATGACCCATCATTTCGGGCTGGCCGCTACTGTCTTCACGTACAGCGTGAACATGTACGCAGTCCAGATCTTGACCAATGTCTAGCCCCATCCCCGAGGGGGCATTCACCGAGTCCCGGATCGGCACGGTCGTGCTGGCCACCCCGAACACGATGTTCGTACGCGTGGGCACGACGGTGATGGAGGTCGGATTCCTGCTGCCGTTCACCGCGACCGCAGTCTCTCCGCCCGCGGCTGGCACCGTGGTCCACCTCGTGCGGCAGGACGCATCCTGGGTGGCCACCGGGCGGCTTGTCGGCACCGGCTCGAACGCAGTCCTCAACCCGTCCTTCGAGGAGTCGCAGCCGGGGTCGCAGCCGGTCCAGTGGCAGGTTGCCGACATCAGCGGCGCGTCCACGGCCATCACCACGACCGTCACCGATGCGCCGGACGGCACGCAGGCCGCACGGGTGTTCTCTGCGCAGGCGTCCGATCACTACCTGTACTCGGCGCCCATCGCGGTCAACGCGGGCGACATCTGGTCCATCGCGGCGTTCGTCGGGGGCGACTACAACGGCGGCCCCCAGACGGCCGACGCCAAGATCGACGCTATGTGGTTCGCCAACATGACTGACCTGTACCCCACCGTCAGCTCGGCGAGCATCAACGTGGTGACGTCCAACGACGTCCCGCAGCACCCGCCGTACCGCGTCGTTTCGGGCACTGTCACGGCCCCGGTCTCCGGCTTCATGCGGGTGGCCCTGCGCTCTACCCTGGGAGCAGGCCAGGCGCTCGTCTGGGACGCAGTCAGCGCGAGGAGGGCCTGAGATGCCCGCGAACACCCCACGGGGCTACACGTACCCGTTCTACACCGATCCGGCCAACCCTCAGGCGCAGATCGAAGACTTCGCCCGGGACGTCGACACCGACGTGGCCGCTCAGGTCGCCCGGATCACGGCCGCCCTGAACCGCCCCTCCGCGCGCTGCTCGGCCACGGCCAACCAGTCGATCCCCGCGAACACCAACACGTTCGCGACCTTCGCTGTAGAGGACTACGACAACGCGGCGATGGTCAACCTGGGTGTCAACAACGACCGCATCACGTTTACCTCCACCGGCATCTACATGATCAGCGCTGAGGTGAACTGGGCTCCCAACGGTAACGCCACTGTCGGCGGCCGGGAGGGCATCATCGTCCCCAACCTGGGCCCTGCCAGCGATGCACGCCAGTCGCTGCGCGGCCACCTGACGTTCGACACGGAGCTGTGCGTGACGATGCCCTACCAGGTGAACACCATCGGTGACTTCGTCCGGCTCCAGCTGCGGCAGTCCTCGGGCGCCGCCTGCAACGTGAGCGCGCGCTCCTTCTCCGCGACCAAGGTGGCCGACTGATGCCCGCGACCACACCCAACCGCGCGTACCCGTACCCGCTCGCGGCCGACCCGCTTCACATCGCGGGCAGCCCCGACAACCCGGGCGACCTGCAGAAGCTGGCCGAGGCCATCGACGCGGACGTCTGCGGCATCCGTGCGGGGCTGGGGGGCCGTCCCGTGGCCCGCTTCCGGGGGACCGGGACGTTCGCCTCACCGTCCACCTCCGCGCCCCTCTCGCCGCCGCCCACGGACTCCTTCTACCGGGTGCCGTTCGATACCGAGGACTTCAACACGGCCAACGTCATCCTGCAGTCGCAGGAGATCGGCAACCGGCTGATCTTCCCGGACGATCCCGGCTACTACTTCGCCATCGCCACTGTGGGTGTTCCGCCCCTGACGGTCGCCGGTGCCACGGTGAACTACATGGGGCTCCAGATCCGCAAGGGCTCAACCGCCTCACCCACGACCATCGCCTCCCGGCTTGCGGGCTCCAGCCACAACCTGCCGGTCTCATCGGTAGACGACCGGGGCATAAGGCTGATGAGCGTGGCGTGCGGGGCGTTCATGAACGGTACGACGGACGCGTTCTGCGTTGAGTGGCGGGCCGACAGCACGCCCGACGTCGCCGAGTACGTGATCGGTGAACGCACGATCACGATCCTGAAGATGACCCAGTCCTAGGAAGGGACGACCATGAAGGACTTCGCCAGACGACTAGTGATCAAGACGCTCGGCGTGTTCCTCGCGAGCCTGCTCGCGGTGATGCTTGCCGACCAGCCGTTCAACGTCCTGACCTTTCACTGGACGGCCGCCCTTGCGGTCGCCGGATCGGCCGCCGTACTGGCTCTCGTAGAGGGTCTGGCCGGTCGGTTCACCGGGGACCCGGACCAGCCGGGCGTGCTGCGGTAGAACACGGCGAAGCCCCCTCCCAGAGTCACCCAGACAGGGAGGGGGCTTCGGCTCGACCTCTACGCCGCGAGCGTCGGGGGGACGCGACGCAGAGGGAGTACTAGAAGGGCGACTCCTCATCGTCGCCCGCCGGGGCGCTGGCCCCGTTGATGGCCAGCTCGGCCAGGAACTTCGCGGCCTGCGCCTTCTGCTCCGGGGTGGCAGCGGTCAGGCCCCACGGGTTGCCGACACCGGCAGGCTTGCCCGGCTTGTACGTTTCCAGGACGGCCAGCACGCGCGCGCCCTGTCGCAGCTGACGCCCGGGGCAGACGCCCTTGACGATGCGGTCCTGGGAGAACCAGACACCGGTGTGCACCGGGCCGGGAAGGGTGACGCCTGTCTTGACGCGGTTACTCCACTGTTCCACACCACCCTTGCCGTCCACCGTGGTGACGTTGGCCGTGATGCGGTCGGCGGTCTGACCCGGGTTGTGCTGGTTGGGAACGTCGCGCTCGAAGTCGATCGGCTCGATGAGGATGAGCCGCCCCCGGAAGGAGTCGGCAGAAGCGAACTCGGACGGGATGGCGGACGGGTCCTGGAAGTCTGCGGGAGAAGTCACGGTTCTGTTTCCTGTCTCTGGTTCGGTTTTGATGTGCGGGGTACCAATCCTCCCGCTCCCCGGTCCACTAATAACTCCCGCCCCCTCGGGCGCCGGGCCCTTACTGCCTTGGTCCCGCACCACCCGCGTGATAGTCGGGTGGTGCGGGGTTGCCCGTTGGAATGCGACCGGGCCAGCCTCTCAGTCCGTAATCAGGTTGGGTGGACATTCCCCGAAAGGGCCTTCCGGACAGTTGGCCCGACGCTCACCGGATCTCTCAGCGAACCAGGGCTTTGGCCGGTAGGTAGCCTTACCTGATATCGAGGTCCGTAGATCCGTGGGTGTTCGGGGTATGACCCCCGTACGGCCCCCTCTGGAATGACCCTTCGGTTCCCGCACCCGCCACGTTTTACGGCCGTCGCCAGGAGTCTCTAGTCCGGCCTGCGAAATGCCGATCATCGTTTGACTCCTGTGGGTGTATGGGATTCGAACCCATGGTTCCGGCGGAACGCATTCCACCTTCACTACCCGACTCCTGCCGGGCTGCATTCGGCCACTCTGCCAACACCCGCCACGATTACCCTCCGCCGAGGTCTTGCGCCCCATCATCGCGCCCTCTTGGCCCGACAAGAGGGAGACTACCCGGGCCGAAGCCCGGGTGTCAACCCCTGTCATTAGCTGCGGAAGGCGGCCGGGTTGATGTTGTCGCTGTAGCTGATGAGCTCGAGGTTCGAAACCCGGTTCACGTGGTTGATCTGGCGGACCGCCTCCACCTCAGTGCGGTAGTCGGCTGCGACCTCCTCGGTCTTGCCGGTGATCTCCGAGGTGTAGTTGAAGATGACCTGGTACTCGTTCATCGCGTTCTCCGTCTCTCGGTCGGGCCCGACGCCCTCTCGATGACTTAAAACTACAGCTACCGGGCGGGTCTGTCAACCCTTGTCAGAAAGAAGATTCTGCCAGGGCCAGCCGGGCAATCGCGATCAGCTCGTTCAGCCGGACGCCCGCGATCCCCTCATGCTTCGCCAGACGCCACAAGGTGGTTGCCTCGGCCTGCGTGGTCACCTCAGCGAACCGCAGTTCCCACGGAAACTCCGGCGGAGCAAGCGGTGCCGGACCGTCACCCCACGCCTTCATCTTCCCTTTCGGCCGCGCGCTCACGGCCGCGCATACCTCTGCGTGCGCACGCCCGCTCTCGAGGTCAGCCCACAGGAGTTGCACGGTGCCTTCCTGCGGCCCCTGGACGGGCATGTGGACGACGACACCGACCGTCTCGGAGACCTCCAGCCGGACGTTCACGTCGTCCAGCGTGTGGGGCTCCTCCCACGTCCGCGTGTTCCAGTCGTAGATGCCGTTCTGGTTCACACCGTGGGCGTAGGTCCACAGCTGCGTCTCGGTCTCGTTCTTGCCGTAGTCCATGGTCTTGCCGGTCTTCAAGTCGCCGATGATGTACTGCCCGGACGGCCGGTGGAAGAAGACCCGGTCGAACGTCCCGCAGACCCACCCGTACTCCCGGATGATCGTGGTCCGCTCGATCAGGCTGCGGATCGGCTCGAGCCCCGCGTTGGCAAGCGCCCGTTCGTACGCCCACAGCGACGCCTGAAACTCGTGGGGGGCGTCGCCAGGCCCTTTCAGCCCCGCGTCCATGTACTCGGTGAACTCATGCAGGTACGTACCGAGATCGCTGCCGACCTTCGATCCGGCGGTCTCCTCGAGCTGCACCACGAGGGCGTTCAGCCGGTCCTTGTCGTACTCGTGCGTCAGCCCCACTGCCTGCAGCACGAGGTCGCGGCGCCGGGATGCGCCGATCAGGACGTTGCGCTTGCCCCAGTCATTGATGTTCTTCTTGTCCGTGGCCGACTTGTTGAACGTCGTGGCCCGGGTCCGGCCGACCGGGTTGCCGGAGCTCTTGTAGACCTCGAGCTCGGTATGACCCGGCAGCACCACGGCGTAGCGCCCGAGGTGGTCCCGCAGCACCTTCTTGGGCTGGCCCGAGACGCTCATGACGGGCTTGGGCTGCTCCGGCATGGCCGGGTCGTCGAACTCGTCGGCAAGGAGGGCCGCAGCCGCCTGCTCCCGCTCAAAGGCCAGCGAGGCCATGTCGCCCGAGGGACCCTCCGCCGCAAGCGTCTGGAGCGCCACGTGGCGCTTCGCGGCGGCCGACGCCTGTCCCTGCCAGTCGCTGGCCCGTTCCGTCACGGCCACGATCCGCTCGGGGTCCTCCCCGCAGTCCTCGCACTCGTACCCGCCCTGGCCGTCCGACCGGATGCGGTCGCCCTCGTAGATCGCGTCCGCGCAGCTGCTGCACCGGCCCGCGTAGTTCGCTCCGAACCAGGGGCCCTTGATCACGGGCAGGTGCGCCGGGGCCGGGTCGTCGAAGTCCACATCGTCTCCTTCCAACGGCAGGATCGCGAGGAGCTCCTGCGCCGCCGGGTCGTCGTCCCTGTCGTCTGCCACGGTAGGCGCTGGGGCTGACACGCCGCACTCAGACCCGTCGGTACGCTTGTGCTTGCGCAGGCTGCTGTCCTTGTTGACCGTGTACTCCCCCTTGCACTCGGGGCACTGCCTCTTCTCGCTCACGCTGACCTCCCGTATGATGTTCCTGCGAGTCGGATTCAAGAGGCCCGCCCCTACTTCATCTGGGGGCGGGCCTCTTGTCGTGCTACTTGCCCATGTCCCGGATGGCGGAGAGGTAGCCCTCTACCGTGGCCGGGGCCTGGACGGTCTGGCCGGTTGCCTCGTTGTGGACGTTGACTAATCCGTCCGGGGCCCCGGTATCGGTGACGATGATGACCGGGTAACGCGGTGCTCCGGTGTCAGCCATCAGTGCCCCCAGGCTCCCGGCGGGATCGAAACCCCGCTCTGGTCCAACGCTGCCTGCGCGTCCCTCAGGGCCTGCGCGGCGGCTGCCTCGGCTGCCAGCCTCGCTGCCTCTGCGCGGGCTGCCTCTGCCGCCATCTGCGCTTCGAGATCACTCATCAGAATGCGCTCCTCTTGTTCTTGAAGTGAAACCCGCAGTCGTTCTGACGGGCCTTGATCCGGCGAGCGACGTCATGCATGTCGTCCTCACCGAGTACTCGGGTCGGACCCCACGGGGCACCGACGTTGTTGGCGTGGTTGGTCCGGTCGTCCACGAACGCCGCGTCGCCCCACTCGGCCGGGTCGCCGGGGCAGCCGTGCAGATGGCTCCCGTCCCGATCGTCCAGCTCAGGGCACGTGCACTTCGACACCCGCTCGGGCGCCGGGTCGATGTCGTACCCAGTGGCTTCGTCGATGGCCGTGAAGACCCCCGCGTTGTCGAGGATGTTGATTGCTTCCGCCTCGGCACCACGGAAGGGGCTGTTCCTGACAAACTTCCGCAGGATGGCCAGAGCCTCGATGACCTCTGCCTGGACGTCCGGCTTCACCAGGGCCCGGGGGGTGACGGCCGGGGCGGTCTCCCGCCGCAGCTGGGCACGGATCTCACTCTGCTCGCACTTGTCGCAGATCCGAGTGCCGTTGAGAAGGGAGGCAACCCGCTCGTGAACCTTCTCGGCCGAGTCAAGAGCTTCGGCGTAGCTGGTGTCCCGAATGCGGGGGTTGCAGACCGCGTGCCCGTTGGTGAAGCTGTGGTAGAGCTTCCCGGTCTTCGTGGTGTTCCAATTCATGGCTCCCTCTCCCCGATCGGGCCCGACGCCCTCTCGATGACTTAAATCTACGGGAGGGCGGCCGGTGTGTCAACCCCTGACTTCACTTGCACTCCGACCAGCGGAAAGCCGCCTTGGAGACGTCGCACAGGATCGGAACCCCGCGCCACTCCCATGTGAACGCCTGTTCCAGGTTCAGCCGCCACATGTCCGCGTCCTGCTCGGGGACCGACAGCACCACTTCGTCGTGAACGATGGCCCGCAGGTACGGCCGCACGCCCGGGTAGGACCGCACCAGCCGCAGCAGCGACTCGCACATGATGTCCCGGGCCGCGCCCTGGCCCATCAGGGCCGGGCCCTGGGTGTATGCCCGCTCGGGGTCAGGTCGCATCAGGCGCCCGAACCCGTTGTCCAGCAGGCGGCCGGACGCAGCCTCCTCCCGGATCTCCTCGATGTACTCGGCCAGCCGGGGGTATGCCTCGGCCTTCGCGTCCCGGATCTCGTAGCACTTGGCCAGGGGGATACCCGTGCGCTCCGAGACGGCCTTCGGGCCCTGCCCGTAGTTGCCCGCATGGTTGAACGCCTTCGTCTTTTGCCGCGTGTCGGCGTTGCGCACCCCGAAGTACACCCCTGCCATTTCCATGTGCGCGTCACGGCCCGGCTGCAGGATTTCCATGTACGCCGCGTCCTGGGACAGTCCCGCCATGGCCCGCAGGTCCACCTGCGAGAGGTCGCAGGTGATCAGGACGTGGCCCGGGTCGGCCACCATGACGTCGCGCTCGGCCGCGCCTGCGCCGCGCTTGCCCATGGTGGAGATGCCCGGCTTGATGTGCGCCCACCGGCCGCTGCCCTGCGCGGCACCGATCCATGCGTGCACGCGGCCGTGCTCCGTCAGCCAGTTCGACAGCTCGGCGTATTTGCGCCGCGCCCCGGTCGCCTGCAGCACGAGCTCGGCCACCCGGCCGATCGCCTCGTTGCCCGCGTAGTGCTGCATCAGCCCGGGCTGCGACTTGCCCTTGGCCGGGTTGAACCAGGGCTCGTCACCGAGCGCGTCGGAGCTCATCGCCAGGGCGCCTGTCTTGGTCCTGGGCAGGTGGGTCGCCCCCGCGTCCCGGAACGCCTGCTCGATGGCGTCGCGGCCCACGTCGGTGGCCCACGGAGCGTCGTACCGCTCGCCGGGGATCCGCTCGGCCATGCCCCGATCCACAGCCGCCTGCGGCTCGTTGACCAGCAGCGCGCGGGCATCCGTGATGGACATGGCGCGCATGTGCTCCTGCCAGTCCCGCTTCGGCAGCAGCTTGTACCGGTCCGGCTTGTGCGTCGGCATGCCGTACTCATCGGCCAGCGTCTGCACGGCGGCCGCTCGCTGCGCGTCCTCGTGCGCAACCCGCTCGCGCAGGAGCACGTCATCTACGGCCCACCCGTTGAGCGTCATGCGGTTCTGGAGTGCCACGATCTCCATCTCGCGCTCGGCGTGGGCGATGGTCCGGTTGTCCGGGCTGCTGCCCTCTGCGCCCATGCGCAGCATCCGCAGGCCCTCGTACACGGCCCTGGTCGCAGCCAGGTCGCCGCGCAGGTAGTCCTGATACTCCCGGGAGTCCAGCGGGATCCGGTCGTACCCGCCGTAGCGCTTGGCCAGGTCCCGCAGGTTGTCTGTCTTGCCCTCGTGGCCGAGCCGCTGCGCCACCTGATCCAGGCCGTAGTACCCGTTCGGCATGCCCTTGGACAGCGGCGGGTCGATCAGCTTGGCCAGCACCTGCGTGTCCACGGCCTTCGCAGCCAGCGCGTCGTAGTCGGCACCGTGGTGGTGGGCCAGGGCGAGCAGGTCGAAGCCGAGGATGTTGTGCCCGTAGATGACGTCGGCGGAGTCCAGCGAGCCGATGAGTGCGTCGGCGGACCGGCCGATGGCGGTGCCGTCCTTGAACGGTCCGCCCGTACCGTCCTCCACCAGGCCCAGCAGCCGGACGAACGGCCCCTCGTGACCGCCGGTGAACAGCTTGTCGGCGTCGGCCGTCTCGAGGTCGAAGCCGAGCGTGACCGGGTCGCCCGAACAGCCGGTGCACCGGTAGTCGGAGCACGTAGCACACGCGTCAGGCGCAAGCGGGGAAACCTCGCGGGGTACCTCCGTGATCTCCCAGACGTCGCCCTCGTGCATGAACTCGTTCGGTGCCAGATCCGGCGCCGGGGGTTCGTCCCGCTCGCCCGTCCAGGGGTCAATGCCGTTCGTCTTGATCTCCACACCCATCCATCCCCTCTGCTGCTTCCCCCCGACGGAGAAGCGGCCCTGCGTGACTTTGGCCGCGCGCACCGCGTCGTGGGCGCCGAACCTCGAGGCGAACGTGCGGTCGTTCCACGGCCGGTGACCGCGGTCGGCCGACCAGTCGTTGAACGCCTTGAGCATGTCCTGCGTCTGCACGAACGCTTCCGGGGTGAAGCGGAGCATGTCGTCCGTGAAGCCGAGTACGAGGTCGGTCTCCGCGCGCCAATCCCGCGTCTCGCGTTCCACGCGCTCCGGCACCGGCAGCATCATCCGCCCGCGCTCGTACCAGGCCCGCGCACCCGCGACCATCCATGCGAGCGCGGCCGACCGCACTGCCGCGTCCCCGGCCGCGTACGCGAGCGCGGGATCGCCCACGCGGTCGTACGGGCCCGTGAGGGGCTGTCCGGGCTTGCGGAAGGTGAACGGCCAAGGCATCAGCGACAGGCGGCGCCAGGTGCCGTGGTCGGTCTCGGTGACGGTCGGCCGGTAGTTGGTGTTGATGAACAGGCTGTGAGAGGCGATGAACTCCACCGGGTCCATGCGGATCCGGCGAGCCTTGATCGTCGGTGTGCCCACGGTCTGCTTGAGGCGCTGCACGTTCAGGTGGCGGGCCTCGGGGGTCTCCTCCATCAGCGCGTACCGGGCGCCACGGAAGTCCATGAGCTCGGTGGGGTGCGCGTCGGGGCTGGCCATGAGCACCCGGTCGGAGACCAGTACGGCGTAGTCGGCCAGAGTCTTGCGGACCACCTCCATCACGGTGCTCTTGCCGTTCGAGCCGCCGCCGTGGGCGATCACCATCATGTGGTCGGGGGTCATGTAGCCGGTCAGGGACTGCCCAAGGCGGTCCTGGAACCACTCGTGCATGTCCTCGGGCACCGCGCGCAGAGCCGTGTCCCAGCTGGGGTGGCGCGCGTCTGCGCGGTAGTCGGCACTGGCCTGCTTGGTGATGCAGTGCTCGGGGTTGAACGGCAGGAGCTTGCCAGTCGGCAGATGCACAGTGCCATTGCCGACCGTGAGGAGGTCCGGGTCCCCGTCGAACTCGGCCGAGTCCCGCTGGAGCAGGCCCCGGGACAGGTCGCGCAGGGATGTCAACCGGGCGCGGCCGAGGACGGCGCGCCATCCGGAGATCTTGGCGTCCAGGGGCTTGGACCGGTCCCGCTTCTGCTCGTCGCAGACCGCGTCGAACTGGGCAGAGGCCCACAGGCGGACGGCTTCCAGCGGTTCGACGTCGGAAACCGCTTTCCAGACCTGCCCGTTCCAGCGCAGCCACGACAAGCCCGCAGCCCAGCAGAACTGTCCGGTGAGCGCGTCGGCCAGATCCTCGACAAGGAAGGCGTCGGTGAACGCAGCGTCCTTCTCCGAGGCGCCGGGCGGGGTGGTGGAGGTGACCTTCTCCAACTCCTCGAGGGTGCCCCCGGCGGCAAAGAAGTCGTCCACGCCCTTGACGGGCTGCTCCCCGACGTGGGTGGGGACGATCACGTAACCGACGGTGGTGGCGCCCTTGGACTTCAGCCAGTTGCCCAGGCGGCCCATGGCCAGCTGCACGAACCGGTTGGCGGCTGCGTCCGCGTCGAAGCAGACGAGCGCGGGGCGGCCCTTGAGGGGAATGGCCTCCCAGTCCCCGACGATGCCGTTGACGCGGTCCTTCCAGTTGAAGACCCCGGTGAGGCCAAGGGCGGCGCGGCCCTGGGAGACGAGCGCGTCGGTCTTCTTCATGCCCTCGGTGAACCAGAGGGGCACCGAGGTGTCGGCAAGGACGCTGCGGGTGTACTCCGGCACGTCGATGACGTTGTGGGAGCCCTTGGGCGACTCGTACTTGACGACCGCGTACGTGCCGTCCTGCTTGAGCTTGCCTGTCCGGGGCACCGCGGGCTTGAACTGGTGGCCGTTCACGGCGCCCGACGCGTCGTGCATGGGGATGAGCAGGCCGGGATAGGCGTCGTCCCGGTTCCAGACGTACGGCTTGAAGCCGAGCTCGTTCAGCAGGTCCCGGTCTTCGCCGGTCCCGGTGAGGGTGCGGTAGCCGCGTGAGATGGCGACGTCGGGCGAGATGGCCGAGTCGAGGGTGACTTCACAGTAGTGCTCCTCGGAGAGAGCAACGGTGATCTCCATTGGTACCCTTCTGGTGCGTGTCTGACGGTGCGCGCTGCCGCCCCCGGTGCCTCTCTGAGGTTCGGGGGCGGTCTGCTGTGAGGGGTCCTGACCTGCAGCTAGCTACGTCCTAGACGGGTAAGACAGCTACTTCGGTTAACACCTCACGTAAGGAACTCTATCCTAGGGTTAACCGGAATAGCTGTCTTACCCGTCTAGGAGCTGTCTTTCGTAGGATCCTCTAGGTCGAGATGTCCGTTTCGGGGAGCGGCAGCTCGAGCTGCACCACCGGTCGGCTCTGCACCCGCAGCACCTCCTCAGCGTCGAAGTAGGCCAGCCCCCAGGGACCGTCGGGACGGTGCACCTTGAGCAGCCCTCGCTGCGCCCACCGGTTGATGGTGCGCTCTGCCACGCCTGCGAGCTCGGCGGCTTCCTTGCGCGTTACGCGCGCGTTCTCTGTGTCCATGGTGATCAGGGTACGCGTCTTGCCAGGGGTTGACACGGCTCGAGGTTGGCCGTAGATTTAAGTCATCGAGCCACCCGGTCAGGGAGGCCGAGAAGAAGGAGTCAACCATGCCGAACGAACCCGGCCGACGCATCGGAGAAGGACCCCTCACGGTCCGCCAGATGACTGTGCTGGAAGGCCTGGCAGACGGCCTGCGCCACGCCGAGATCTCCCGGGAGTACGGCCTGCACCTCTCCATCGTCCGGGAGGAGGCGCGCCGCATCACCTTCAAGCTCAAGTGCGACACCTCGGCACAGGCGGTCGGCGTGTACGCCACGGTGGAGGCCTACCGCAAAGCCGCGAAGCTCTTGCGAGCCCAGGGCATCATCCGCCAACCCCTCGGCGAGACGGAAGAGCACACCAACCACGTGGTCGAAGGTCTGGCAGCCATGCTGGAGCAGCGCGCAGAGAAGCTGCTGCCGAAGTGAGCCCCGCCCCACGTCACCCGCCCCAACCGCCCGTGTCGCTGCCCAAGGGCGTCAGGCATGGCAGCTCTTTAGCCCACCGGTGGTTCAAGTGCCGGTGCTGGGAGTGCCAGGCATGGCGCAGGGCCTACGACAAGGGCCGCAGCAGGGACATCCGCAACGGCACGCGCACCGTGAAGGCGCAGGGCCGCTGGTACGTCTGCGTGACCACGTGGGGCGTCACGTACGCCTCCCACGAGTACAACCGGTCGAACTGCTGCATCCGCTGCGGCGCCAACCGCGAGATCGAAGAAGCCTGGGAAGCCCGATGGCAGGAGAGCAAGCCGTGAAGCACTTGATCGCCGGACTGCTGCTGCTCAGCGTGGTCATCGCAGCCGTGATGATGCTCGGCCAGTGCTCGGCCCCCGCGCCGGACGCTCCGGGTATCGAGTTGGACATTGACCGCGCCAAGCCCCGCAAGACCCTCAAGCCGCAGGCCCCCAAGCCTGCTGCACCCAAGGCACAAACGCCGAAGGGAACGAAGCGATGATCGTCAGCATCTGGGTGTTCTTCATGCTCGGTGAACCGAGTCTGGACCACCCCGGAACCTCGTACGTACAGACCACAGCCTCCCCCTGGGAGCACGAGCGCGAGCCGGAGGTGGTTGAGCACCGTTGTGCGGACGCCTTCCACGCCAAGTATCCCGGCGTCACCGTCTGCGACTCGGGTTGGTGCAAGCAGAGCGTGCAGGTGATGGGCGAGTGAAGACCGGAGTCACCCGGCGCCCCGTCTGCAAGGGGTCAAGCAAGCGATCAGAGGACGTGCGATGACGGAGCAGGAAGCGGCCGAGAAGCTGGCCGCAGTGATGAACGAGCTGAAAGACGCCGGTTATGACCCCTTCATCGAACGGGATGGCAGTTGGGTCTACGTGGGCGAAACGCACCGGGTTGCACAGGCCGGATACACCGTCGACGAGGGCTGGGGCAAGTGGGAGGTGCGCCGTGACTGAGATCAAGCTGCGCGACTACCAGCGCCAGGCCATCGACGCAGTGTTCGCCGCTTGGGGGGAGGGCATGCGCCGTCCGGCCATCGTCCTCCCCACGGGGGCCGGGAAGACCGTCGTGTTCGCCTCCCTGATCAAGCAGTTCGTGTCCCTCAAGGCGGCGGGTCACAGCCGAGTCATGGTCCTGGCCCACCGTGACGAGCTCGTTGATCAAGCCATCGCCAAGATCCGGGCGCTCATGCCGGGCGCGAACGTCGGCAAAGTCAAAGCCGAGGACAACGACGTGTACGCCGACGTCATGGTCTGCTCGGTGCAGACCCTAGCCAGCGCCCGGCGCAGGGACCTGGTCACCCGTGCGCAGCACGTAGGCAAGATTGGCCTGGTCATCACCGACGAATGCCACCACGCGGCTGCAGCGTCCTACGGCAAGATCTACGACGCGTTCCCCGACGCGCTCCAGCTTGGCGTGACGGCCACCATGGCACGCGGCGACGGAGTGGGGCTCGGCAAGGTGTGGGAGGACGTGGTCTACCAGCGGTCCATTCTTTGGATGATCTCCAAGGGCTACTTGACCGACGTCCGTACCCAGCGGGTGGACCTGCAGGCGCTTGACCTCGGCGCGGTGAAGGCGTCGCGGGGCGACTGGCAAACCGGGGACCTCGGCAAAGCCATGATGGACGCGCAGGCCGACACGGCCATCGCACGGGCCTACAAGCAGCACGCAGGCGATCGTCAGGGGATTGTGTTCACTCCGACGGTGGAGACGGCCGAGGCAGCAGCCGAAGCGCTCAACGAGTCAGGCGTCCTGGCCAACTTCATCAGCGGCGAGACCCCGAGGGACAATCGCCAGAGGATCTACGAGCGGTTCCGCACGGGGAAGATCCAGGTCATGGTCAACTGCATGGTCCTCACCGAGGGCTTCGACATGCCGCAGGCCGAGGTGGCCGTCATCGCCCGGCCTACGCGGTCCGCTCCGCTGTACACCCAGATGGTGGGCCGTGTGCTGCGGCCGTACCCGGGCAAGACCGAGGCCCTGGTTCTTGACCTGGTGGGGGCGTCGGCCAACCAGCTGCGCACCCTCATTGATCTGGAGCCCGGTCAGGTTGAGGAGGTGCGGGACGGGGAGTCGCTGGCCGAGGCGGTCATCCGGGAGGAGGAGGAAGCCAACGTCAAGGTCCCTGCGGGGTCCATGGCCTTCGAGCTGAAGATGCGCGAGGTCTCCTCGTTTGCCAGCTCCGACCATGCCTGGATCCGTACGCCCGCCGGAGTGCTGTTCATCAGGTGCGGGGACACGCTCGTGTACCTGGCGCCCACGAAGGGCTCTGAGGGGCTGTGGAGCGTCAAGCTGGCCCGCAAGGGCGGTCGCGGCTGGTCGTACGAGCACACCCGCTACACGGCCCTGGGGCTCGGTGAGGCCATGGCCTGGGGAGAGGCGGTCGCCGAGGACTATGAGGCCGACGCGGGGTTCAACCAGCGGCGCTCGGCCAAGTGGCGCGCCACCAAGCCCTCCCCGGCGCAGATCAGCCTTGCGCTGCGGTACGGGATCCCCCGCGACACCGCAGAGCGCATGCGCAAGGGCCAGCTGCACGAGGTCATTGACCAGCGGATTGGCGCCTCGGTCTTCGACCGTCACGTCAGGGGTTGACAGACCCTCAGACCTGCCGTAGATTTAAGTCATCGCCAAGGGGTTCCGGCAGATGAAGAGCCGGAACCCCGGGCAACCCGTCCCGAACCCAAAGGGAGCATCACCGTGAGCATCACATCCGAGATCAAGTACGTCACTCCCGAGCTGGCCAAGCTCTGGCTCTCCGAGAACGAGCGCAACCGCAACCTGAACACCCGCCGGGTAACCGAGCTGGCCCGGGCCATCGCCAACGGCGAATGGCGCATGAACGGCGAAGCCATCAAGCGGGCCGAGGACGGCACGCTGCTGGACGGTCAGCACCGTCTCGGCGCGGTCATCGAGGCCGAGACCCCCGTCAGCATGCTCGTCGTCCAGGGCCTGCCCAACGACACGCAGGAGACCATGGACCTCGGCCGCAAGCGCACCACGGCCGACGCCTGGAAGCTCCGGGGCGAGATCAACGTCAACGTCCTCGCATCGGTCGCCCGGCGCACATGGATGTGGGACAGCGGCAACCACAAGTTCGGCAACCACCTGGCCCCCACGCCCGGAGAGCTACGCGCCCACCTGGACGCCAACCCCTCGCTGCGCCGGTCGGCCGAGATCGGGTCCCGCGTCAACGGCCACTTCCGGCCCGCCAGCGCGACCACCACCGGCATCGCTCACCACCTGTTCCACAGGATCGATCAGGGCGACGCGGCCGAGTTCTTCGCCCGGATCGAAACCGGCGCCAACATGGACCTCGGCGACCCCGTCCTGACACTGCGCGAGCGGCTCATGCGGGACCAGGCCAACCTCAAGAAGGTGCCCCCGTTCGTTCAGATCGCCTACTTCATCAAGGCGTGGAACGCGGTGCGCGAGGGCCGCGAGCTCAACACCATCCTGCAGACGGCCGAGAACCACATCCCCAAGCCCATCTAGCAGTACAGCCCCGAAGGTCGCAGGGCGGGTTCGACTCCCGCCCGGGGCACTCCACACCAACCAGAGAAGGGCACAGCCATGCACGAGCTCACAGCAGCGCAGTGGGGCGTGGTCGCTGTACTGGGGATCCTCGTAGGCGGGTTCACCGCAGTCGCGAGCTACCTGATCAACGAGCTGATGTTCCGCAGGCGGATGGCTCGCCAGGACCGTGAGCTCCACAGCCCCGACGCCCCCGCCGACATCGTGGACCTGCCCGCAGCGCGGGACGGAGAGGGCCACTGATGGAAGAGAGCGACGTCCGGCGCATCGTGCGCGAGGAGATCGTCAAGGCCTTCCGGATCCTCGAGTTCGAGTCGGAACCGACGGCCTTCGAGTCAGGGGACTTCGAGCGGATCGTTCTCCGCGTGCTCTCGGGGGTTGCCGACCGCGCCGCCAAGGAGGTCAC